TCGAAGGACTGTTTGGTACTGTAAAACAAGTAACTACAACTAAAGATCTTATGGATAAGCAATTGCTTTCTAACCTTGAGATCGATTGTATCCTGCTAACTTATCCTGATGAAATTGCAAAGACTGTTGCAGGACTTCCGTATCAAGAAGAGATCGATTGGATTGTATCTTGTGATGGGCGTAATGCCATGATTGCAAAACTTGCTTGTTCGACTAAGGGAAATACTCTTGTTCTGTTTCAGTTTGTAGAGAAGCACGGTAAGCCTCTATTTGAACGAATCAAAACAGCAGCAGGAGACACTCGCAAGGTATTCTATGTGTCGGGAGAAACTGAAGGTGAAGTCCGTGAGGATATTCGGCAGATCACCGAGGAAGAAGACAACGCCATTATTGTTGCCTCATATGGTACCTTCTCGACAGGAATCAATATTCGATCCCTTCGAAATATTATATTTGCATCTCCATCAAAGAGCCGTATTCGGGTACTTCAAAGTATTGGTCGCCAACTCCGTAAATCTGAGCGTAAGGATAAAGCAAGACTTTATGATATTGCAGATGATTTGCATTGGAAAGCAAAGAAGAACCATACCCTGAAGCACTTCATTGAAAGGGTAAAAATATATAACGAAGAGTCATTTGAGTACAAAATGGTAAAGATTCAAATTAAGGAGATTCTATAATGCAGTTTTCAAAAGAAGGATCACCTCCAGCAACAAGAATTATACGGTTGCGTAATGGAGAGACATTGATTGCGACTATACAGAGTATCGAAACTGAGTACATGATTGAACGCCCAATGGTAATAGTGTCAATACCTGCTACTGATCGAAATGGTAAACCCAAGATGGGGGTATTCCTCAAGGATTGGATCGCTTACACGAACGATACATACTTTACCATACCAAAGGATATTGTCCTTGTTATGGCTGAACCTGATGTTAAAATGTTTGATGATTACACCGAAGCAAAGATTCACTCGGATCTTCAAAAGGCTCAAGATGACTTACAACAGATAATGCAAGAGTACATCAATCAACCACAATTTCCTTTGAAAGAAATGGTTGAAGACAATGACATGGCAGTAGAAAGTGGGTATACTGCCCAATCAACAAATGAAGAGCAGCAAGATGATATGGATGAAGATGAGGATGACGGGTTACCGTGGTGGAAAGGTAACCCTAGGGTACGATTCTGATCCTACTTAAGATACTTATAGAACCATTCATTTCATACCGGACACCGATATTTAGTACCTAAACTGATTGCCCGCCAATAATTATTATAGATTTGCACAAAAATATTATGGAGATACTGATGAGTAAGAAGGCTAGCCATTACATAGACAATAAAAGATTCCTAGAGGACATATCAAACCATCGTGAGATTGTTCAAAAGGCGAAGAAAGAGGGCATTAAGCCACCGGGCGTAACCGAGTACATCGGTCAATGCTTTTTAGATATTGCAAATAACTTAGCCAAGAAGCCTAATTTTGCAAATTACAGTTTTAAAGAAGAGATGATTGGGGATGCGGTAGAAAACTGCATCATGTATGCCACCAACTTTGATCCTTTAAAATCAACAAATCCATTTGCCTTCTTTACGCAGATCACTTTCTATGCTTTTCTACGCCGCATACAGAAAGAGAAAAAGCAACTCTATATCAAGTTGAAGTGCTTTGAAGACAACGACCCAACGGGTAAGTTTAGAAATTGGATGGAGAATAGTAAGATTGACAACTCCTCAGAAGAAGTAGCAGAGATCATCGGACTTTCAGAAACCGATGTAGTGAACTTCAACAAAGAGAAGAAGAGTAAACTCAAAAAGACACGCAAGCGCAAAAATGCCAACAATGTGCTTGACGGATTCATGGACGAGTGATATACTTCACGCAATGAAGATCGCAATCATCACGGATACTCACTTTGGCGCACGGTCGGATTCCCCGATCTTCTTGCATCATTTCTTCAAGTTCACGGATGAAATCTTTCTGCCGTACTTGGAGAAGAACAATATCGATACGGTATTTCATCTAGGTGATTTACTTGATCGGCGTAAGTTCATCAACTTTGCAACTCTTAATGAGGTACGAAAGCGTTTCATTAAGCCGCTTATGGAAAAGAACAAGGTGTATGCTATTCTTGGTAATCATGATGTTTACTTCAAGAACACCAATGAAGTTAACTCCATGCGCGAGTTGTTCCATAAAGATTTTGGTGATGGACTAATAGAGCATCCGAAGGTCATTGAGTTTGATGGCACAAAGATTGCATTCCTTCCTTGGATCACGAAGGATAACTATGATGAATGCATGACATTCATTCAGACGGCTACAGAGGACAAGGTTCCTTTTCTCATGGGGCACTTGGAACTTACAGGGTATGAAGTCATGCGTGGGGTAAAGCATGAGGAGGGAATGGATCCCGAACTATTCAAGGGATTCGAAGCAGTTTTAAGTGGGCACTTCCATCAGAAACAAAGTCGGGGAAATGTGTTCTATCTTGGTACCCCGTATCAGATAACATTTGCGGATCTCAATGAACCAAAGGGCTTTCATGTATTGGATACAGAAGAACGCACCATTGAATATATTCGAAATCCTCTTACTATCTTTACCCAACTCGTTTATGATGACGAAACAGATGATTATACCAACTGTGACTTGGATAAATATCGACACACCTTTGTTCGTGTGATTGTTAGGAAAAAGACCAATCCTGTAATGTTTGATACTTTGATTGATCGATTGACTGACTTGGGTGTCTATGGAGCCACCGTACTTGAGGATAAGGAATTGGGGATTACCCTTACCGAACAAATCAATGTAGCACAAGATACCTTGACCATTATTAATAACGAGATAGATCAACTTAATGTGAGCAATCCCGCCAAGTTGAAAACTATTCTCAAAGAACTTTACCTAGAATCACTTTACGCTTAAGGAGCATCATTACTATGTCATTACCTATCAGATTAGTCGGACTACAAGGCGGCGAACAACTCATTGCACAGATCGTTAACGATGACTATGCCAACGGTATGGTTACTGTTAAGAATCCTGCAATTCTCATCCCCGCAGGACAAGGAAAACTTGCCCTTGTTCCGTGGCTTCCATATACTCAGGCAGAGAATGGAATTACCACTCGCGGAGTCAACTTCATTGTTGACGCACAAGAAAGCCTAGTGACAGAGTACACTACAGGCTTTATCTCGGGTCTTATTGTTCCTTCAAAGGAAATTAAGGCTCCACCAGCAGGTCTTAAACTCGTAACTCAATAAAGAAAGGAGAGTCCAATGGAAATTATTCAAAACGCCCTTGGAACTTTCTTCTACACGGTAGTCGTGTTCATCGCTGGCGCGGTGATCGGCGTTCCGATGTGGAAGTGGGTTTCCCCCAAGTTGCCTTGGAACAAGTAATCTAAGCAACTATCCGTGATACTGTCCCTGTAGAGAGCAACTGTTTATATTATGATTAAGTTCAAAAAATTGAAATGGCGAAACCTGCTCTCTACAGGGCAGTACTTCACAGAAATTAATTTAGTAAAAACCGATACCACTTTGATATGTGGGGAGAATGGTGCAGGAAAATCCACAATGTTGGATGCCTTGTGCTTTGTTCTATTCGGTAAATCTTATCGCAGCGTCAACATTCCACAGTTGGTCAATACGATCAATCAGAAAGACTTGTTGGTCGAGATCGAATTCAATATCGGTCAAGACGATTACAAGGTCGTTCGTGGTCTTGTTCCCAAGGTATTTGAGGTGTACAAGAATGGCAAGATGATAGATCAAGATGCGAAGAGCAAAGACTATCAGCGAATGTTTGAAGAGCAGATTCTGCGAATGACTTATAAGGCATTCTGTCAGGTCATCATTCTTGGTTCTGCCAACTATGTTCCCTTCATGAGATTGACTGCGGCTGAACGCAGATCGATTGTAGAAACTATTCTCGATATCAATGTGTTTAGCACCATGAATACCATACTCAAGAGTAAGGTATCGCAGAGCCGTGATGAACTGATAGAGGTAGAAGGTAAGTTGTCTGTCATCAAGGAGCGCATCTCTATCCAAAAGAAGTACATGGATGAGCGGTCTAAGGATGAAAAAGACTTAACAGAAAAATACGAAGCCGAAATCAAGGAGGCAGAGGAAAAGGCTACTATCCTTGAAGGAGAGATTTCTGTTTTGCGTGAGAAGATTGACTTTCATCTTGCCGATATTGTTGAAAAGACTACCATTGAAAAGACCAAGAACAATCTTGAATCGGTGATGCGTCAATTAAACAGCAAGACAAAGAACCTAAACACAAGTGTTGACTTCTATGACAATAACAATACTTGCCCAACCTGTACTCAGCATATTGAGCAGGAGTTTAAAGATTCTATGATTGCTACGCTGAATACCAAGAAGCAAGAAATTGAAAAGGCAATCACCAATATCAATACATCCCTATCTGATACCGACAAGCAATTGGAAAAGATTGCAGGGATTATTCGAATTATGAAGGTCACGGAAAGTGCAATTCAAGAACGCAAATCTGAATTGTCGGGGTATAGAAAGTTCAACGAAAAGACCAAGCAGAAATTGAATGAGGCTAAGAGTAATACAAAGGACGATACTCAGGAGCAGGAAACCTTAGCCATATATGAGGGCGAAGAGGACGAAGGAATCTCTAGCCGTAAGGATATCATTGATACCCAACACCATTACGGTATCGCTGCTACCCTATTAAAGGATAGTGGAATCAAGAGCAGAATCATCAAGCACTATATTCCTATCATCAACAAGATCATCAATCAATACCTGACACAGATGGGTATGTTTGTAAACTTCAATCTAGATGAGGAGTTTAATGAGACTATCTTAAGCCGTCATCGTGATTCGTTTACCTATGCTTCGTTTAGCGAAGGGGAGAAGAAGAAGATTGACTTGGCTCTGCTGTTTGCATGGAGATCAATTGCACAGATGAAGAACTCTGTGTCAACCAATCTGCTTATGCTAGATGAAGTATTAGATGGAAGCCTTGATGATGCTGCCTGTGAATCGTTTCTTGACATACTGAAAGGAATTGATACAGATACCAATGTATTCGTCATCAGTCACAAGCCAAAAGAACTGCTTGAATCTAAATTCAGCAGAATTCTGACCTTCGTCAAGAAGAATAACTTTAGTGAGATTGCAAACAGTAAACCTTAACCAAGAACCTTATTCTGCATTAAAGCCTGAATGACACTTGCATCTACATTTCGGATTGCCTTACGGAAACCGATTGATAAATGAATTAGGTCAAACTTGTTTTTGCCAGCATCTGCGACTTTGTACTGTTCGCCCTTTACAACACTTCCGTTCGAAACAGACTTGTTTACCTTTGCGCGAAGTTTCATACCAGCCTTGATTGTAGGAGCGGCTTCATTGACTTCTACTTCTTCTTTCTTTGCACGAAGCAACTTGAAATCGTGAGCATCTAGTTTGCCGTTCTTGTTTGCATCAAGTTTCTTCTGACCACCAACCATAGGCTTGGCTTCTTCAACGCTCTCGCCGTGGAAGGTATCGAAGTAATCATTTACTACTGTTGTGGGAAATGCACCCATAAACTTCTGTGTGATTCCGTGCTTCTTGAGTACAGAAGTGATCTTTGCCATGCGTCCAACACCCTGCTTCATCTTCATCACAGGTCGAAGTTCAGCAATAGCAGCCTTGGGTAGGGCATACATGAAGTCTTCAAGTGCAGCCTTCATAGCACTCTCTTCCATATCTTCTTTCTTTGCATTCTTCTTATCGAGAATCTTACCCTTTAGACCCTGATTCGTTTTCTTCAATTCGTCCCTTGCACCCGCAGGAACACCCTTGTTAAGACGAACTTTGTAAGGATTATCGCGCCGAGCCTTGTCGTGTACTTCTTGAGAAGCACCGGCAGGAACACTTGAACTCTTAAAGGCTTCAAGAATTTCAACTTCCATTGTTTGCTCATTGAAATTCTCGATGATGACCCAACCATCCTTAGAGTATGAAGCAACATCCTTGGCAAGAATAAGATCAAGATCATTATCATCTGCACTCCACATGATCTTACTGCCCGGCGATGCATCCTTCTTCTTTTTTAACATTGGATACTGCTTGATGAATGTCATTGGAACCTTGTGGGTGACAAGACGAGCAACCACAGCACTACTAGGACGCACAGGAACACTCGTAGGAGCCATCATTAGATACTCTCTGAAGATCTCACAGCCACGAACCTCTTCTACGATTTGCTTAACCGCAGGAGTATTGGCGGTCTCGACAGTAATGTATCCATTTTGAGAATTTGTTACCTCGCCCACTTTATCCTTACGAATAACATTAACGGCGAAATTAGCAAGAGTGAGTGAGGGAAACTTATAAGTTAACCGTTCCATAGAATCTCCTAGAATGAGGCAAATCGAATACCTATATTTAGGAATTCTAATAGTTTTACTTACTATCAGTCCAATTTATAGGAAGATTGCCCAAAAAGGAGATTATCTCCTTTGGAGTCTTGTTGCAGCATTCCTTCTTGTAGATGGTCTCTGCCAAGATACGGGTTCGGTCGATCTCAACTTCAATTTTTTGAATTTCTTCTTTGCTCGGAGGTGTCCAAGGGTGAGTAATGGTTTTGGCTTCCTTGAGTTCATGCATAGATGGTTCCAATCCTTTACGGAAGACCAAATCCCACTCTAGGACAGGTAGTGCAAATGCCCTAAACATCGAATACAAATCACGCATGAGTTCAATGATGTTCTCTCCTGCGGGAACAATGGGTTCCTCACTTGTTGCCTGTACCCGCCCCCTCTCGTCATAGTACACCTCGTAGAGATTGTACGAATGATAAGTCTTTGTCCCCATGTAGGTGGTCTTTCGAATGACTCTATAATTCCAACTCATGTGTCCCTCCTTGTCTGTCCTTCCTACAAGGACAGATATTATAGAATTCAACCTTCTGAAAAGGTCAGATACGATTGGCAAGTGCATCATATACTGTTTGAGGTATCTTACGGTGTGATTGAAATCTGAAGTTTGGTGGCATTTGGGAAAGCAACTTAGCATTTCTCAGATCACTTTCAAAGGGCCAGAATTTACGATATTCTCGCATGAAGTAATGTACATAAATGTAGCAATTTGCCATACGAGTATATCTTTCTATATCGACTGGCAAATTGTATTTCTTGATAAGTTTGATTGACCGCATTTCACAGTCGCGTTCCATTTCGCGGACAGTTTCGAATGCTTTGTCTATGGTTGAATTTGTATAGGTCTTACCATGAAACCAGTTGTCAATTATTGTTGTGGAGTTATTGCTTTTGCTGTAAACAGGAGACTTCTCAATCCACTGATGGAAATGACAGTATTCGTGAATAAAAACTTCAAACCAAAGTTTGTTTTTCCTTGCCACACGAATCTGTTTGCCTTCTTGGTCGAAGTAGCCCGAAGCGCGACACCCATCGCAGTTCACATACTCGCCTTTGCCCCACACTAGCCGATACCCATGCTCCTTGAGGTGTTTCCTCACCATCTGAACGAATTCTCGTTGCGCTTTGAGCATGGGGGTATCTCCTTTAATCGTAGACATTTACGCTAGCATAGCAGTCTTTGTCCTTCAATCAATAGGAATATTCTGGTTTCCATAATCTGTTTAATTGTCTCTCTATGTTCATTTGTCAGATAATCCGATAATCTACACATTTGTAAAATTAGAGATTCCCGTGCCTTTTGACCCTTGCGGCACCCACAGGCATTGGGGTCTAGATAATCTTTCATGGCCATCATCCAAGCCGTAAGAGGGCGTATCTGGGCTGCTGCCAGATCCCGTTCTTTCGACCGCAGATGCCCGTAGAGGGCTTCGGGCGTATCAAAGGTCACAGAGGGCATTTCACTCACCAAAACCCTCCTGAAACCACTTATCGGTCTTTTTAAATAATCGATAACTCAACAAACTACCGAAGTAAGTTATTGGAATCATAGCCCAATTTGAAAATTCAAGGGATGCGGCAACAGCCAAGGGTAGCCCAAGGCAGTAAGGGCAAGTCGCCCACCGAATCAAAAAGTTGTTGTGAAAGATTCGAATGTATTCCCCGTAGGACATTCGTGGATTGAACTCCAACTCTTTCTCGTAATCCTTGAGTTTAGAGATGCAATTTGGAACTCTTAATAGTTTTGCATACTCGTAGATTGCGCTTGTTTCGTGTGCTAGGTACAGTATTAGCGCAACCCACATCATACTAATAATTTCATTCATGGTTATACCTTTGGTGCTTTAGCGACTCCATAACGCGCACGGGCAAAATCTCCTTCAGCGTCATTATGAATTTGTTGGAAATCTGCAACTACTTCATGTGGCGGTATGTTTGAGATAATCAGTTTTTGAATCGAATCGATGTCGTTCATCAGATGATGAGCCAAAGACAATTTGATCTTCTCCTCAGGAACAGGTGTTGATACTCCTGCTGCCTTCAAACGAATTCCAATGAAATCCTTGATGACTCTTTGTGGAACTGGAATGTTGGAAATTGTTTTGCCAGACTTATCTTTCCGTTCCGGCCCAATCATATTCTGAGTCAAGGTTCTGCCATCAAGTGGCTTACCGTCTTTGTTTGAATAGAATACTTGTCCTTCTCCCCCACCAATGATCATGTAAATATCCCCATTGACATTCTTTGGATAGGATCCCGCAGCGATATCACTCATGGTTTTTCCTACACCCTCATGAGTCAGCAATAGAATATGGTCAGGTACACGGCGTGGACGATTGTCGTTGTTTACCATTGCAACACGCCAGTTAGTCAGTACCCATATGATGTGAATGTTATCTCGGCTATACCCTGCGCTGAGTAGTAGATCTGACAAATCTTTGATTTCAGATGCGTTCTTGAGAGTGCGGTCAAAAATTAAGTTTGGTAGCGAAGCCTTACTCCCACCGTAAGTTAGATATTCCTTACCCTTTGGCGGGGTATAGTTTTGCATTCGGGAAAGGATATTTGCCCGAATGTTAGGAAACAGAATATCCATAATGTACTTTTGCTCAAGGGGCCAATCTTTGAGAGCCAAGTGAATCTTGATCACATCCTTTGGGTCTCTAAAGTTGATATCCTTGAACTGAACAAATTTGCTTTTCTTACCGATTGAATCGTGAAGTTTACCAATCTTGACTACCAATGCTTTAAATGCATCAGGATCGATTACCTTGTAATCCATTCCATTCATAAGCGTATCGATTGCATACCCCTTGCCACTTCCAGCCCCTCCTGCCATAAAGACAACCTGCCCATATCTTGCCCCATTATTGGGCATGATGAGTTTCTCTTCTAGGTTCTGCTTCAAGGTTTGAAATTCAATCATGGAGGGTTCCTGTAAATAGGGTCAAGGTATTTATGAAACACAAAACCCCCTACTTGCATAGGGGGTTCGGTTTGTTCGTAGGAGGGAGAGTGCTACTTCGGCTGCTCACCCCTCCATAACACTATTTATGGATTTTAAAGATTTACCCTTGCTCTCAAGATCAAGTTCTTCATTGTATTTGGTCAATGCTTCCTCGCATTGCTTACGAGATAGGAATGGGCCGTAGAAATCCGTAGATGCTTCATTCCAAAAGATCCAACCTGCATGAACAGGAGAATACTCTACGGGATCATTCTTTCGCAACTTGATGACTGCTGCCCGTGGATTATCATATCGTTCGTGGGCAACCTTTTGATAGGTACTGATCCACTCGCACAGTTCAAAGTCAGCAGGAAAGTGCTTAAGGAGGCTACGCGCTCTTTGGCGCACCGCCTTTGCCACCTTAGGAGACTTTTTGGAATCCATAAGATCGGTCAGAAAGTTGCGAGTGTTTACAATCGAATTGTAGTTTTCATAAGGCAGAGTCATATCAACCTCCATATTGATCGGGTATCATTGAATTTGCGAGGAAGGATACCGCGATCTGTTGAATGATCTTCCACGCACTATCACGATATACTTCCTTTTGACTATCGGGAAGATGATCGTAATCTACCATGTATTTCTGCCAGCATTCGGTCAAATCGGAAGACAAACTTTCCGTTTCTAACAAAATTTTGGCTTGTCCCATCCATTGCTTGTGTAAAATTGTTGAAATTGGATCAAGCAATGACGGATCGTTTAGAACTTCGATTGGGCTTTTCAATTTACTTGCCCATCTGCTTCATTTGTAGCATTGCTGCATATGATAGAAGTAGTATTGATCCTGTCAAGAATAGCAAGGAGATTCCCATTGCATATTGAATGAACTCGTCAAATTTTGCGGTATCTGTAATCTGCTTCTTTGTGGATTTTGTAATCTGCTTCTTTGTCATAATTGCTTCTTTGTAGTTAGGTGTTAACTCCGTGGAATTCCACGGGATTGGATTTAAATTATTCTTTAGGAGGACATTCACTCATTCGCTCTGCATCCTTGGCATAGAAGGTCATCTTCATCTCAAAGAAGTCTCGTTCCTTCGTGAGAATCTGAATCCGATCCGAAGCCTCCCTCAGGAGATCGCGCACCACCTTGTGTGCGAAATCTGAATGTTCCTCAAGACGAGCCACAAGAGTAGATGCGTCATTGATTGGTGCATTTTCATTTGTCATTCTCATGGCAATCTTTTCTCCAAGTGTGGGTGGTTTAATTCTCATTGGTATTTTCCTTTCGAAACTTCTTCATGAAGTCACACTT